GCTTAATTCACACTAAAGGAAAACTTATGTGGCATTTAGTACAACATGATCCAAATGAAATTGTATCACTTGGTACATATCGTGACTATGAACGTGCTAAGTTTGTTATGATTAACAAGCAAAGGTTTAACAGTCACTGTAAGTATGAAGTTATTCATTCATCAAGATTAACTTAACTCTTTCCTTTATACATTCCACCATCATTTTCGGTGGTTGTATAAATGAAGGACTTAGATCCTTCCTTATTGTACACACTAACTAACAACAACATGCAAGAACTAAAGAACATCGACTCAACCGCTATTAAGAGTCTCGCTGTAGATCCATCCGCTGGAACTGCTGAGACTGAATTCTCAAACGGTCGTAAGTATCTTTATACTAATGTTAACGTTGATTCAATCTATGACCTATTAAAGAATGGAGCTGATTCATTCGGTCTTTGGGTTAATACTAACTTGGTTGGTAAAGAAGGCGTTAGCTTCATTGAACTAGCGTAGGATTACATCCCGTTGTTATTCCTTTCGGTTGGTATCATTACCAGCCGAAGGTTAACAGCCTGATGTATTCATTACATCCATTGTACACTTTGACTTATTACTATGTCATTCAATGATTATCTCCAAGAACGCTTTTCAGGTGTCGAAGGCACCGATGAGCTAAGAGACATTACAAGACACGGCTTAAGCGGTGGCGTTAGTAGCTTCATTTATACATCTGAACTGCGTGAGCTGTTTGATAAGTATGAAGCAGAGATCCTCGACTATTGTATGCAGGACTGCGGTGTTACTCTCAGTGACTTAGCAGTTGACTGCATAGACATTGACGAGATAGCTATAAATGCAGTCTGGATGTTTGTTGAGGGTTGGGCTCATGTTGAATATGAAAACAGGATGACCACACTTGAGGAGTTAAATGATGAGAACGTTGAGCATCTAATGGAGCATGCATATGCCAACTGACATTATAGTTCTAGTCTGTCTCATCATTCTCATTTACATCATCCTTAAAAACATTCATCAAAACTATTAACACCATGGCTAAGTCTGTTTACTCTGTTGAAACCAATTACTTTGGAGAGCCTCGTTTGCTCGGGGTATATAAAGATGCACAAGCTGCACTCTATGCTGTCCAACATCTAACTGAAGGCAATCCTGATTCTGGCGATGAGTGGAGAATAAGATTCTCTACTATTAGAACCGCTAAAGAAGAGAAGGAGGCACTCGATAGATGTAGAGCCCATCGAGCTGTAGAAGAAGCACTACCTGAAGATGAAGAGTTAGTCACTACCGACTGATTCTCTCCTCCAGCCCTTTCGAGGGTTGGATGAGGGATTCACATCTCTCCGCTGTTTACTTTATTATTTAACTATGAAGTTAAGAGAAACAAAGGATCTTCACAAAGAGATTCTGCGGATGCACCAGCAAGATAAAGACATCATGTTATGTTACCGAGCTGTGAACTACACGCCACGAACACATGAGAACCTAAGGACATACGGATGAAGCTAGCTATAACTTTATTAGTTGTAGCAAACATAGCAATAGACCATTCATTCCTTAACCTACACTTTATCAATGACAACACGCAAACGCAAACCAAGATCAACCACGGCAAAACCTGTAGCTATCTCACATGAGGTAGCCGAGGTAGTATCGCAACACTTTCAAGAAAGAAAGGAGTTGTTAACACAACGGCGAGATCTATCTAAGCTTACCTTATTTGAGATAGGGTTATTACCTTTTCTTTATTTAGAGGCAGGTATTAAAGCTGTGTTTGAGTTTATTAATAAGAGGTATCCTCTCAAATGAAGGAGCGAGCCATCTTAACACTTGAGCTTGATCAAATAGACTATCTTCTGGAAGTCCTACAACTTCCTCATTCTGAGGATGATACATACTTACAAGAGATAGCATTCTCTATTCACGAACAAGCTTATCGCTAATTGTTGAGGCAGTTACTAATTACAACGGGATAACTTAAAAGGGGTAACCGTTACGATGTAATGTAAGTCCTCTCTAATTGTTGAGGCATTAAGGGTTCAATCATTTTGAAGTATTAACACACGCACTCCATCTGAGTAGTTTAAGTTAATACACGGTAAGTATTAAAGAAGTGTATGCTATCTTACTAGACTCTCGAGAAACTCTAGTTGTTATGATGTACACCTTGTAAACTTATGCTTTAGTACTCAGTTCTTATATGATTACTTATGTAAGTCCTCTCTTTTTTTATCAACGAATATCCACCATCATCACGGGCGCAAACATTATGCACGTACGCTTATCTAAACCTATGACTAGAGTCCCATCGTCACGAGAATGTGACATGCCAGTACATCACTTGTCCTTGACAGTACAAGCTGATACTATTGACTGGATAGTAGATCATATTAAGGATGCGTTAGAAGAAGATGAGTATGTAGTTCTTAAAGACTGCCACGAGATAGTACAACGTGACTGTAGTGTGGAGCATCATGGAGGTATCTAAACAAGAGCTAGACATGATGTACTACCACTTAATGTCACAACGTGCGCTAAGAGATAGTCCAACCGCTGTACCTTTATGGGCAGATTGGAAACAAGTATTCTTAGATAAGGTAAACCATGAACGTACCAAATTGGATTCATCACTCAAAGAAGAATCTTAAAAGAAAGTTAAGACCTAGGCAATTGGCTATGAGCCGTGCTAGGCTTAAGGCTCTTAAGCGAAAGCTCAAGGGCTCAAGGTCTATTCGTTTAATGGTAGGACGCTAGCTTGTCACGCTAGTAGCACGGGTTCAACTCCCGTATAGACCGTTGGGGTCAAGGCATAGGGTTGCATTAAATTGCATTTAACTCGAACCTCTTGATCCCTTTTATCCACACACTTACTATGAAACGTAAGCAACTAAACCTAACAGAGCGTGAGTTACAAGTAGTAATTGACGCAATGAAGAACGACTGGTGGCATGACTATGACCCAGCCGTTGAAACTACAGTGAGACCACAGTATGATTTATTAAAACGCTTTGAGGATGGTTATGAACAACTGGCCAAAGCAGCAACCTGAATGGTACTATCCATTAGCAGCTATACTATCTTTAATAGTTAGTATGAGCTTCTTTAGTATTATGGTTGAAGTTAATAAATACAGAAGTCTCACACCTAAAACACATCAAATTCTACGTTGATTTAACTATGGCTAGAAGAGATTCCTTCGATAATCGTATCGATGAAGTCACACGATGGGAAGCTACTGATGAGATCACACCGTTCTCTATTGAAGATGGACTTGGTGCTGCTATAAGTTGGGATCTACCACCAGCCTATGCTTGTATCATCAGGAGTCATGACCCAAAAACAGGTAAGCTTACTGAAAAGTCTTATCGTAATGCCAAAGCTGCTAAGAAACACTTAACTAAGCTTTGGATAGACCAACATGAGGATGTTGTTATCCTTACTGACCAAGCAATTCACGAACCTGCGGATCTATTATGAGACCTATCAACGCAATTGACCTTGAAGAATTACTTCAAAATGAAGGCTATGGTATTGATCAAGATACCGGAGAGGTGTATGATAACGGTGAGGTAAGTCAGAAGTTTCTGATAACCCTAGCTGTATGTGGAGCGTTAAACGTTAAACGTGATGGGTTCCATGAGGTAGGGTTTTATATTCCTCACTACACATGTTATAACTCTATGGAAGATTACTGCCAAGAGTTCCCTAACGAGCAACAATGTAAATACTATGATGTATGACCATTTAAATGCTGAAGAATACTCTATGTTTTTAGCCTATGGCGACACCGAAACAGATCTCGAATCAATACTTGTTAGAGAAGGAAGCGATTTCTTGTGGCCGCCAACGTCTGATGGATTCCATCCAGAAGTTAGAGGAGAAGAATTACGCTTCAGCGAGTGTATACGGAACGGCAAGTATCTCGGCTGCTCTTCCTTTAGTTATTAAAGAGATTGAGCAATCATTCTCTAAACTTAAGAAGGGTGCAGCCGGACAGCATTACCAACCTGTAGCTAAACATCTTAGTGAATTAGAACCACTAGCTATTGCTACGATTGGATTGAAAGTTATCTTTGATACTGTGTTCAGTATGAAGAGAGACTCAGACATACTAGCTAATGTGTTAGTATCTATTGGGTCAGCTTTAGAATCTGAATGTAAATTCAGGTGGTATAGAGCTAACTATCCTGAACTAATGAAGTACATCGAGGATAAATACTTTCATGAATCATGTGGTACGCAACAGAAGATTGCTATTGCTAGTGTTATCTTTGGCAGGAAGGATATTGTATGGCCGTCATGGAATATTAAGACACGAACTTCTTTAGGTTCGTGGTGTTTAAATTCCACCATCATTGCGACGGGGTGGTTTACTAAGGAGATAGATCAGAAGAGCAAGCGCCGCAAGGTAGCTAGAATCGTACCTACTCCTAAGTTTAACGAGATAAGAGAACAGCTTATTAAATCCGCTGAGATGTTCAGTGGTATACCATGGCCTATGTTGGTACCACCTAATAACTGGACTAATGATAGGTGCGGTGGTTATATAACGAATGAGCTGATGCGAGGGCATGAACTTACACGTCGTGGTAATCCCTCATTAAAACACGGGAACATTCCCATAGCTTTTTTAAACAAGCTACAACAGGTTGAATACCGTGTGAATACTCATGTTCTTGAAGTTGCAAGACACTTTAATGAGAAGGGTATTAATGTAGGTAAATTTATACCTATAACAGAAGCCTATAAACCTTCTAAACCTCCAGATATAGAGGATAATAAGGAGGCTAAGCAAGCTTGGAAACGAGCTACTGCTGAGGCTTACAATGCTGATCGCCTTAACTTTAAGAGATCAGTAAGGACTAGAACACAGTTAGAGGCAGCGGAGAAGTTTAAAGAGGATGTCTTTTATTTATGTTGGTCTTTTGACTACAGAGGTAGAGCATATCCTATTCCAGCTTTCTTAACTCCTCAAGATACGGACTTTGGTAAGGCTTGTATAAGTTTTGCTAATGAGTCACCTGTTACTGAGTCAGCTAAGACATGGTTAGCCTTTCAAGTAGCTACAACTTTCGGGTTGGATAAAGCTACAATGGTTGAAAGGATACAATGGGTTGATAATAACAGGAGTCTAATTAGTAAAATAGCTACTGATCCTATTGGTAGTCGTCCTGAATGGGAAGATACTGACGAGCCGTGGCAGTTTATGGCTTCATGTCATGAATACTATCATTGCTGTATTGAATGTGATAAGCAAACCACAGGATTAATGGTTGCAGTAGACGCTACATGTAGTGGGCTCCAGATTTTAGCTGGGCTCGCAAAGGATCAGTCAACGGCTGAGCTGGTAAATGTATGTCCCAACTCTAAACCTAGTGATGCTTATAAAGCTGTTGCTGAGGAAGCAAAGAAGTATGTTCCAAAGGAACTACATCATTGGCTTACTCGGAAAACCACAAAAAGAACCGTCATGACCATACCTTATAATGCTACTAAGTCATCCTCACGGATATACATTAGAGAAGCGTTAAAGGAACAAGGTTACGAACCTACATCTGAGCAAGTCTCGATTGTAGTAGAGGCGGTTTATAAAAGTATGGATGCAATAGTCCCCGGTCCGATGCGTGTAATGCGCTGGATCAAAACACATGTAGGACAGTATATCCGTAATGGAGCTACTGAAGTAGAATGGACTACACCTTCTGGGTTCGTAGTCAATCAGCAAAGAAATAAGAGAGAAACAGAGAGATTAGATCTACAGCTATTAGGTAGGACTCAAGTTAGTCTGACAGTAGGTAAGGGTGAACCTTGTCCTACACGTCATAAATCTAGTACAGCTCCAAATCTAATTCACTCGTTAGATGCATCAATACTGCACTGTTCCTTTCAACAGTTCGATGAACCATTCACAGTCATCCATGATTCAATTCTTGCTAGAGCAGGAGACATGGGAGAAATCAATAGACTTGTGCGAGAGACCTACCAACGAATCTTCACACAAGACTGCTGGCTTACACGATTTGGAGAAATTATCCAAGCAACTGAACCGCCGCCAATCGTCGGAACATTAGATCCTAAGATTGTTGCGGATTCCACTTACTTTTTCTGTTAATGAGCACTACACATGTAACAAGAGAGCCTGTTGTATTAGAAGGTTTTCAAGCTATCCTAAAACCTGGGGAGTATGGACATAAATTGTCTGCACTTATCCATAAGGATCTAGTAGATGTACTAGAGGATGAGCGTGAGAGCTGTCTTGAATGGGCTAGAAACAGAGCAAAGAACCCTAAGAGAGTGACTGTTAAGCACCCTCCATGGGAAGAAGTTGAAGGATCTGATAACTATCAGATTAAATTCAGCTGGAAACAAGGAGATAAGATAACCCCAACTATCGTAGATACTGAAGGTACACTTATCACCGATACAAATACCCCTGTTTACAGTGGTAGTAAGGTTAAGCTAGCTTTTATTCAGAAACCTTATCTACTACCTGCTGGTGACATAGGCACATCCGTTAAGCTAAAATCAGTACAGATTGTTAGCATACAGAATGGAGCTGGTGTCTCCGATGAAGGTAACTTAAGCGCAGAAGATGCTGTTGGTCTCTTTGGTACATCCAAAGGATTTAAGACTAATGACCCTGCACCTGTAGTAGACACAACACCTTGTTCCGAGAATGAGGATGAGGATTTCTGATGGAAACTGTAATACTTATTTATTGTATTATTGTTACCACAATTTTACTAGATAACTTAAGGCTTAATGTATAATGAGAAGCGGCCTAGAAAGACAGGTCGCTGAATTACTAGATGAGTTAAAGATCGACTATAAGTATGAGGACTCTAAGTTCCCATATGTTATAGAGCATACATATACACCTGACTTTAGGGTTGGTGAAATATATCTTGAGACTAAGGGATACTTCGATGCACCCAGTCGTCGCAAGATGCTGGCAGTTAAGAAAGCGAATCCCGATCTAGATATTCGACTTGTCTTTCAGGCACCTTATAATAAAATAAATAAAAAATCAAAGACCACTTATGCCAAGTGGGCTACTAAGAATGGCTTCCCTTGGTGTGCATATTATGCAATCCCCACAAGCTGGCTCGGAATCGGAGTTTCTATACCACCTACCGTGCCCTAACTGTGGATCATCTGATGCTAACAGCATGTATACAGATGGTCATACCTATTGCTTTGTATGCCATAATCGTACAGCTGGTACAGATGAAGTTCCACAATCATCAACCGCACCTACCATAATGCTTAAAGGAACACCCGTAGCATTAAGAAAGCGAGGGTTAACCGAAGAGATTTGCCGCAAATACCGTATCCACAAAGATGGAGATACATTACGGATGCATTACTTTGATAAGAAAGGTAATGTAGTAGCTGCAAAAGTAAAGACAAAGGACAAGAAGTTTTGGATGGAAGGGGATAACTCCGATCATCAACTTTTTGGACAGAATATAATCCCTGATACAGGGAAACGATTAACGATCTATGAAGGAGAACTCGACGCAGCCTCAGGATATGCTGCACAACCGACATGGCCTCACGTCTCTATTCCACATGGAGCCGCAGGAGCTAAGAAGGATTTACAGAAAGTATTACCCCTTCTCCAAGGTTATGAGGAAATTGTCCTCTTCTTTGACAACGACGACGCCGGAATTCAAGCTGCGCAAGACTGCGCTGCTATATTACCTCCAGGTAAGGCGAAAATTGCGAGGTTGGAGAAGTATAAAGACGCTTCCGATGCTCTTCAGCAAGGAGACATGGATGCGATTCGAAGGGCTATCTATGACGCAAAAACGTACCGTCCTGATGGAATTGTTGAGGGGAAATCTTTAAGAGAGTTAGTAAGTACACCTAATTTAAAATGCGTACATGACTATCCATTTACCGGTCTTAACGAAAAGCTACACGGGATCAGGTATGGGGAACTTGTCACTATTACTTCGGGCACTGGTTCCGGAAAGACAAGCTTCTGCCGTAACCTTGCAACTCACCTTCTCAAACAAGGGGAACGAGTTGGGATCTTGGAGCTTGAAGCAGGTAACAGAAACACCGCACTCGGAATCATGTCCTGCGCTGTTGGACAACCTCTTCACATAGGCGATCATGACCCAGAAGAAATCGATTCACATTTTCTGGTATCTCTTGCCAATTATGATCTCTATCTTTTTGATGGGTTTGGTAGTTTTGAACCAGATACTATCTATCAACGGATTGAGTACATGGCCAGTGGATTGGAGTGTCGTGTTATATTCTTAGATCATATTAGTATATTATTGTCCGGACTGGACGGTGATGAACGTCGTATGATCGACCAGACTATGACCAGATTACGTTCACTGGTAGAGAGAACTGGTATAACATTATTTTTAGTCTCCCATTTAAGGAGAGCTAGCAATGACAAAAATGCACACGAGGAAGGAGGAAGAGTTAACTTGTCCTCACTTAGAGGATCTCACAGCATTGCTCAGATATCAGATTCGGTCATTGCCCTCGAAAGAGATCAACAAGCCGACACTACTGGAGCTAGAACGACTGTTAGAATCCTTAAAAATCGTTATTCAGGCGAAAATGGGAAAGCTTGTGAATTAAGTTACAATCTAAACACCTGTAGATTTACTGAACATGAAGTTAAGACCGAACAATTCAATCCCGCCACGGATTTTTGATCTAAAAAAACCTAATCCACCATCACAGGAGGCAATTAACAAAGCACAATTTGTTGACAAAACCTATACATGGACACCAAAACCCCGCTAAATCTCGCATTTGACATTGAGACAGATGGGTTTGAATCTAAACGAGTTCATTGCATAGTCACACAAGACATAGACACTGGACTTGTGGAAGAGTATAATGATGAGAAGTATGCAGATGATCCTAAAGCATTGCCTATGGCAAGCTCTAAATCCATTTGTAATGGTATACAGGGATTAATGTGTGCTACTAATATTATCTCACACAATGGTATAGGATATGATGTACCTCAATTACAGAAGCATTACCCTTTCTTTAGAGAGTTAATGACACCTCATTGGGATACCCTTATACTAAGCCGTTATTTTCACCCTAATCTACTAGACATTGATAAGAAGCGTAAGTGGCCTATGATGCCAGTTAGCTTGTATGGATCACATAGTCTAGAAGCATATGGCTATCGTCTTAAATGTTTCAAAGGTGAGTTTGCAAAAACCACTGATTGGGCTGAATGGAGCCCCGAAATGCAGGAATACTGCAAACAAGATGTTGCTGTCCTAACCAAACTATGGAAACATTTCCAAAAATACCTGAACCCGTCATCCTAGAACATCAAATCGCTGAGATGATGCAAGATCAGAAGCGTGTAGGATGGCCGTTTGATGAGCGAAAGGCTCAAGAGTTAGAGAACACTCTAATGAACAAGCTAGAGAGCCTCAGAGCGCAAGCTGGAGGGCTTTGTAGATATATCCCAGGTAATCTATTCACGCCGAAACGTGATAATAAAACTCAAGGCTATATAGCAGGTGCAGAAATGCAGCGGCTTAAGGATTTTAATCCTAGTAGCAGAGATCACGTAGCATGGTTACTACAAAGAAAGGGATGGAAACCTCATAAGCTTACTGCTACTGGCAAAGCTGTTATAGATGAGGTTGTCTTAAAAGAAATCGGCACAGAAGAAGCATTGTTATTTCTAGGAATACTGGAAACACAGAAGAAACTAGGAATGCTCTCACAAGGAAACAATGCGTGGTTGAAGTTGGTCAAGAATGGCAGGCTTCACCACTCCTGTTTTATCGGTGCTGCTACGCATCGAATGGCACACGCTAAGCCAAATTTAGCGCAGGTAAGTTCCGACACTGATTGTCGTGAACTATTCATTACAAAACCTGGATGGAAACTAATAGATAGTGACCTTGCAGGCATTGAGTTAAGGATGTTTGCTCATTATTTACATCGTTACGACGGTGGTAGATATGCAGAGATACTACTTAATGGAGATATTCACCAAAAAAATGCAGACAAAATTGGGATTACTCGGAAGCAAGTTAAGACGGTCACATACGCCTTTTTATATGGGGCGGGCGACCGAAAAATTGGGGCGTCGTATGATTCCCAGCTTTCCGAGGACAAGGCGAAACAGAAGGGTAAAGAGATTAGGAAAGCTTATCTCGATGCCATTCCAGGTCTTAAACAACTGTTGGAAGCGGTACACAAAGCTAGTACACGGGGTTATGTTCTTGGACTCGACCACCGTAGTATCAGCGTTGACTCGAGGCATAAGTCCCTCAATTACCTCATACAAGGATCGTCAGCGACGGTTGCCAAGAGATGGCTGGTATTAACAGCTAATAAATTGCGTGACATTGAGCATGAAAGGTACGCCTTTGTGCATGATGAACAAGTATTAGGTAGTCCACAATCATCAAGCGAGGACGTTGCTTTTGCTTGTAAGCTAGCAGCGTTGGAAGCTGGTGAATATTATAAAATAAGACTGCCCATTGAAGCTGATGCACAAGTTGGTAACAACTGGGCAGAGGTACACTAATGCTATTAATAGATACAGATTTCGTAGCTTATAAAGCGGCTCAAGCCTGTGAAGAGTGTATTGATTTTGGAGATGATGTAGTAATTGCACAATCTGATTTCAAAGAAACTCTTAAGGTGTTTGAACGTGAGATACGAAAGATTCAAACCGCAATGATGGATGATGAAATCATCTTATACTTTTCGAGTCCTCAAAATTTTAGGAAAGAAATTTTTCCGGATTATAAAGGTCATCGAAACAGACGAAAGCCTCTCGGCTATAAACGCCTCGTCAATCACTGCCGCAATAATTATAACGTGGTTGTTAGGTTAGGACTAGAGGCAGACGACTCACTTGGCATGGATGCTACAAAACATCCAAGCACAGATAATATAATCGTCTCACCTGATAAAGATATGCGTCAGATACCAGGAGTCCTATGGGACATGACTAATGACGTAGAAGAAATCACTAAAGAAGATGGAGATCGATGGCACTTAATCCAAGCTCTAGCAGGAGATGCTACAGATGGATACTCAGGTTGTCCTGGGATAGGTGTTAAGAGAGCTTCAGATATATTAAATAAACACAAGTCACCATGGAGTGCTGTGTGTAAGACATATGAAGACAAAGGATTATCAGACGATGATGCTTTGTTAAATGCTAGGCTCGCTAAGATCCTACAGCATGAAGATTATGATTACGAAAAAGAACAAGTTATTTTATGGAGTCCCAGTTGACTAATGCTGACCATAACACCAGACCAACACGTGACCTTTCTAACAAGCCAAGCTAAAGAGTTTCGTTCATCCTATCGGATTTCAAATTCTATAAGCAGAGAGGCTAGAAGCCGTCAAATGAATCTCATCAAAGAGGAGTTCCAAGAACTACTCGAAGCGGATGGGATGCTGTTCCGTACAGGTACAGAACCAAAGACAAACTGCCTAAAAGAACTAGCTGATCTAGTCTACGTTTGCTATCAGTATGCTGAGAACCAAGAGTGGGATTTAGATGAAGCTTTAGACCGAGTACATAAAAGCAATATGTCCAAGCTTAATGTTGACGGTCAACCTATCTATAGAAACGATGGGAAGGTCTTAAAAGGACCAAACTATGCACCACCTAATTTAGAAGACTTAGTTTAATGACAATAGAATTGATCGCTCGTACTGGCCGAGTTCAATCATGGATCGATAACCCTGATTCTAGATTGCCAGTCTCATGCACCGTTTTCGTTGTCGATGACTCGATGACAGGTGATGAAGGAATTGAAATGTCGTGGCGTTATGTATCATTTGCATTACGCCATGGTGCAGGTGTAGCAGTACACTTATCAAAGCTCAGGCCAAGAGGTCACGAAAATGGCCGTGGCTTAACTGCCAGTGGTCCTGTGTCCTTTGCGAAAATATACTCAGTACTAAATGAAACACTTCGAAGAGGAGGAGTATACAAAAACGGTGCTGTGGTTGTTCATCTTGATATCAACCATCCTGACATCGTTGAGTTTGTTACTACTCCAAGACACGAGCTCCCATGGATCAAAAGGTGCGTCGATCTTGACCACGAAAAGTGGGAAAGTACTGATAAGGAAACACGTGACGCCATAATATACGGTATTAAATCCGGTGATATTTGGTTGAACAAAATAAAACATGACAATAATGGGAACCGTATCTATGGAAACGTCTGTCTTGAGGTATATTTGCCCTCACGAGGAACGTGCCTGCTCCAGCATATCAATCTCGGTGCCGCTACAATCGGCAACCTACAAGAGGCTATCTTTACGGGTATGTCCGAGCTGTGCGATCTCCATGGGAGAACAGGTGTTGGAGGGACTGGATATTATTTGCCGCCCGATACCGACAGACAAATCGGGCTCGGCTTTCTCGGACTCGCAAATCTCTTGCGACGATACCAAGTTACATACAAGCAATTCGGTGACGCACTCGAAACTTTCAATGTCGGAGGGGCACCCTCAGGAATTGCTGGATCTATCGTAGCTGAACTACATAAAGGTGTAGAGTTAGCTGGTAATGTAGCTCGTGCTAACAAAATGGATAGGGCATTTGCCATCGCTCCTACCGCTTCCTGTTCTTACAGGTATCAAGACTTAGATGGCTATACATGTACACCAGAGATAGCACCACCTATAGCAAGGCAGGTTGACCGTGACTCTGCCACTTTTGGTGTACAATCATACGATTATGGCAATGTAGAGATTGCCAGTACTGTTGGCTGGACTGATTACAAGAAAGTAACAGACGGCTTTGTAAAATTATTAGATAAAACGGGACTTCTTCACGGCTACAGCTTCAACTCATGGAGTGATGTTGTAGAATACGACAATGCGTTCGTGGAAGAGTGGCTCAACAGCCCCCAAACCTCTTTATATTATTCCTTACAGGTTATGGGTAACACTCAGGACAAGTCCAATGCATACGCTGCACTAGAAGACGCTGAAGCTGACGCATATCTGGAGGAAATACTATCCCCACAATGCGATTGCGGTGAATGAAATGAACCCTTATGATAAACTATTAACTAGAAAACGTAAATGGTCTCCGGTACAAACAACAGCCGGACAGCTAACAGATGGGGCAGAGGAAACTTTGCTCCGAGCCCTCGCTATGAGGCATATGGAAGTACCAGTCGGAGACTTTATTGAAGAGGCTCTGAAGAATGAAATTCCAGAAACAGCGAGGAACTTACTTGTGTCCAATGTCAGGGACGAAGAGAGACACGATCTCGCTCTCGGTTATATCGCCCAGGCTCACGGAGTGGATGAGAATGCAGAACAAGAAGCTAAAAGAATTAGAGATGCATGGATATCACATCCGGATCACACAATTCTCAAAGCCATGGTTGCTGAAAGGGCAATCTTCTTTGTCCTCCTTCCGTTCTTCCGCTTTAACGGTGACGCTGGAATGCGCACTGTGAGTGCAGATATCTCAAGAGACGAGCAAATACATGTCGCCTCGAATTCCCTAGTATGTAGAGAGCTTGGCTTAACCATCTCTCCTAGTTTGGACAAGCTGAGGAAAGCTACTATCAATTGGGTTATGTCCCCATTGAAGTCAAGCTCTCACAAATATTTGGACAAAAAATTTTGGCTGGATCAGAGCGACTCTTTAATGTATAGAGGTAAAGCCGAAGGCTTAATCGCTACACAGAACGCAAGGATGCCAGCTTTCTTTGAGCATGCAAACCCCAATCTTCCCAAGTACGCTTGACCTGGAGATGCTAGTCAAAGAACTTGACGAACAGTTTCCAGATCGAATGCCTGAACTATGCCTCTCTGATAAGGAGATGTCTTATCGGATAGGACAAGTCAGCGTTGTACGATACCTAAAAAACAAACTTACAGAGGAATAAATTATGTGCGGCGGCGGCCCCTCGGCTCCTCCACCACCTCCACCTCCTCCTCCACCACCTCCACCACCACCTCCTCAGGTTCAACAACCTGATCCGGTACAGCTACCCACCTCAGGAGAACTCGATGTCTCTGAACAGGGTGAAGGTGCTAAGGTAAAAGAAGCCGGCGCTCGCCGAGCTGAGAGGAAACAGAAGAGAAGGAAGGGAACTAGTACTCTAGCTAAAGATAAAGCTCCTGCAACGGGTGCTACAGCTAGCAACCTGAATACAGGTACAGGTACAGCTTCCACTACAGGTGGTGCAGGATCTGCATTAAATATATCTAAGAAATAATGGAAACAGCACGGCAACGATACAGTAAGTTGACCAGTGGCCGTACAGCATTTCTTGACGTAGCACTTGACTGTGCTAAGCTAACTCTACCTACACTCATGCTGAATGAGGAACAGAAGGCAGAGTACACGAAGTTTAAAACTCCGTGGCAATCAGTCGGTGCTAAAGGTGTGGTAACTCTAGCCTCTAAGCTTATGCTAGGGTTACTACCACCTTCTACATCCTTTTTTAAACTCCAATTAGATGACTCTAAGTTAGGAGTAGAGCTTCCAGCAGAAGCTAAGAGTGATTTAGATCTAAGCTTTGCAAAGATTGAACGTCAGATCATGGAGAGCATAGCTGCTTCTACTGATCGTGTTCAAATCTTCACAGCTCTTAAGCATCTAGTTGTTACAGGTAATGCACTTCTTTACATGGGTAAAGATGGCATGAAGATGTACCCACTCAATAGGTATGTAGTAGAGAGAGATGGTAACGGACAAGTCACAGAGATACTTACACGTGAGCGAGTGAATCGCAAAATATTAGGCGCACAATATAAACTCCCTCCTAAGATCGGCGTCGTCGATGAAAGCACAGGAGGACACGACAAGGATGTAGATGTTTACACCTGTGTTAGACTAAGTAAGAAGGGCTGGTACTGGCATCAAGAGGCAGAGGATTTTCCCCTCCCTGGTACAGAAGGTAAAGCCCCATTAGATAAGAGCCCTTGGCTACCACTACGATTTGTCACTGTTGACGGTGAGGACTATGGACGTGGTAGAGTAGAGGAGTTCATGGGAGACCTTAAGTCTCTCGAAGGTTTAATGCAAGCAGTCGTTGAAGGTTCAGCAGCTGCAGCGAAAGTAATCTTTACAGTTTCACCAAGCTCAACAACTAAACCAGCTGCATTAGCACAAGCTGGTAACGGTGCTATTATACAAGGTAGACCGGAAGACATTGGAGTAGTACAGGTTGGCAAACAAGCTGACATGCAAACTGCTTTCCAATTAATTAACGTACTAGAGAAGAGACTAGGAGAAGCTTTCCTTGTTTTACAACCTAGACAAAGTGAAAGGACTACTGCACAAGAAGTCCAGATGACACAGATGGAACTAGAACAACAGCTTGGAGGTCTCTTCAGTCTGTTAACTACTGAGTTCCTACGTCCTTATCTGAGACGTAAGATGCATACCCTTACACAGAATAAAACTATCCCTGCTATACCTAAAGGCCTTGCTTCTCCAGTTATTGTAGCTGGTATCAATGCTATAGGACGTGGACAAGATAGAGAATCGTTGATTCAATTCTTCCAAACCATTGCTCAGACAATGGGACCGGAAGCTTTACAACAGTATATGAATCCTGATGAAGCTATTAAGAGACTTGCAGCTGCGCAAGGTATTGATTATCTCAACCTCATTAAGAGTGTAGAGGATCGTAACCAAGAACAAGCACAAGCTCAGCAAACACAACAGAGAGCTGCATTACTACAGCAAGCTGGTCAGTTTGCAAGCTCACCTATGATGGATCCATCTAAGAACCCCGACGCTATACCTGCAATGCAACAGATAACACAGACAATGCAGGGAGCACAGCAAGGACAACCCGCACCCGCATAACCTATGGCAGACACTATTACATATGATCCTTCAAATGATCCGCAGGCAATCGCCGAAGCGGAAGCAAGAGATGGAGAGAACCTCGCAGTTGGCGAGGATATGCAAAAACAACAGTCAGAACTCCTGGCTGGTAAGTACAAAGATGCTGAAGAACTCGAACGAGCTTACATTGAACTTCAGAAAAAGATGGGTGAAGGTGAAAGTCCTGAGCCTGAATCGATAGATGAACCTCAATCAGTATCTGATACCTACAATGAAGATGGCTCAGTAAACTATGGCACTGCTAAAGAACGTTATGGTGAAGAGCTAGGTGATATCTTTGAAGCATCTGATATCGATCCATGGAAGATGAATGAAACCTTCATGGAGAAAGGTACCTTAGATGAGGTACAGTTTAAAGATCTAGAAGATGCTGGTATACCTAGACATGCAGTCGAGTCATATCTTTCAGGACTTTATAATAGTACCTGGGGATCACAACCTGAGACTCTCACTGAAAGAGATGTAGCAGAGATGTATGACCTCGCAGGTGGTAAAGCAGCCTATGATTCTATGACTGAGTGGGCTGCAAGTAACCTGGATCAAGAGGACATTAAAGCATTCGATGAAGTCACCAACACTGGTAACAAAGCAGCTGTACGCTTTGCTGTTAAAGCATTGATGGGACAGTTTGAGGATGCACAAGGTAAGACACCTGAACTCGTCACTGGTAAGAATGCTAGAGCTGGCTCTACCTATCGTAGTATGGCTGAGGTTGTACGTGATATGGAGAGTCCTAAGTATGAGAAGGATGAAGCTTACCGCTTTGATGTACAAAGAAAACTAGAACGATCAAACCTTAAAGTATAATGACTAGATCAAAAGAACAACAGAAGGCTGCAGACCTTGCTGTAATCGTAAACTCAGGTGGGATCGATGGTCTCTCTGATGAACAGTTTAAAGCTCGCTGGGGTCAGACCGTAGCACAAGCTAAAGCTCCTGCTAAAAAGAAAGATGGCTGAAGCTTCTACATGGGCTCTACCTCACGGCAAAGGTCAAGGGCCAAGGCCTGATCCTAATAAACATTTACCTAAACAAGCTAAAGGCAAAGTTAAAGGTAAGTATGGTAAACCATTCTCTAGTGATATAGGATAATGGCACCCCGCTATAGATTCCTTAGCGGGAATAAAAAAAAGAAAAAGAAGAAACAGGCTACGAAAGATAAGCCTAAGAAAATTAGCTACAACAACTAATGTCAACAGCCACATTAACTAAACCAAATAACAATTGGCAAAGCTTTTGTGACTGGGTTACAAGTACTAACAACCGGATTTATGTCGGTTGGTTTGGTACTCTAATGATCCCCTGTCTACTTACAGCTGCCACAGCATTTATCATAGCCTTCATAGCTGCACCTCCTGTAGATATAGACGGCATACGTGAACCCGTCTCAGGATCATTACTCTATGGAAACAACATCATCTCAGGAGCAGTCGTACCGAGCTCCAACGCAATCGGTATGCACTTCTACCCAATCTGGGAAGCAGCTAATCTCGATGAGTGGCTCTACAATGGTGGACCTTATCAACTCGTCATCATGCACTTCCTCATTGGTATCTCTGCTTACATGGGACGCCAATGGGAACTTAGTTACAGACTAGGGATGAGACCATGGATAGCAGTCGCCTATTCAGCACCAGTATCTGCAGCGTTTGCAGTATTTTTAGTGTACCCATTCGGTCAGGGGAGTTTCTCTGATGGTATGCCTCTTGGTATTTCCGGTACTTTCAATTTTATGTTCGTGTTCCAAGCCGAGCACAATATCCTCATGCATCCATTCCATATGTTGGGTGTTGCTGGGATGTTCGGGGGAGCTTTATTCGCTGCTATGCACGGAAGTCTTGTTACTTCCTCACTCATTCGTGAAACAACTGAGAACGAGTCTCAGAATTATGGATATAAATTCGGACAAGAGGAAGAGACCTACAATATCGTCGCCGCACACGGCTACTTCGGGCGACTCATATTCCAGTACGCTAGTTTTAACAATAGCCGTGCTCTTCATTTCTTCCTTGGTGTTTTCCCTGTCGTTTGCATATGGTTCACCAGTATGGGCATCAGTACCATGGCTTTTAACCTCAACGGCTTTAACTTTAATCAATCCATCCTCGATTCTAGCGGAAGAGTTGTCCCCACTTGGGCTGACGTTCTCAACCGTGCCAATCTAGGAATGGAAGTGATGCACGAAAGAAACGCACATAATTTTCCACTAGATTTAGCTTAAACATTGCGGCGGCCTGACCTATCATCCCCGCCCAGTAAACCTAACACAACCTTAATGACTACAACAACAGAACAAGGCGGTAGACAAAACCGCTTCGCAACAGAACCACAAGTACAAGTTCTCGATGTAAACTACTACGAGAATGCTGAGCGTGTCAATGGACAGCTTGCTATGATTGGATTCCTTGCAGCCATTGGTTCCTATATTGTTACTGGACAGATAATCCCTGGGTTATTCTGAGCCGTCACTTCACTCCACGTCCGTTCATTTTTAATTTAGATTGGAAGCTCTTAGTAAGTCCATCCCTAAACTGAAAACGCATGACAACCAAGGCATGGAACGGGGCTTTGGTAGATTAAGGTATTCAAAAGACTTTAACCTATCGTGGCGTGAAGTACGTTAAAACTACTCACACATCAAAAAACTAAATGAAAAAAATTGCTTTAGCCCTAGCGGCAACTATCGCTTCGACTCCAGCAATGGCTGGACCTTATGTAAACGTTGAAGCAAATTCATCTTACACTGGTTCAGACTTTACTTCCAGAACTACTGACGCACATGTTGGTTGGGAAGGAGAAGTCGGTGAACTTGGATACTACATCCAAGGTGGACCAGCTTTTATTAACGGCGATGCTGTTGACGGAAGCACACAGTTCTCCGGTAAGCTTGGTGCATCAGTAAATGCTACTGATAAGCTAGGTGTATATGGAGAAGTATCCTTCTTAACAGCTGAAGGTGATGCTGACAATTCTTATGGCAGCAAGCTTGGCGTTAAGTACAGCTTCTGATGAAGTACTTTGAATCCCCTTGGGCTATCCTTGTGTTAGCCCTGGGGTTCATCACCATGATAGAAGTACTGCACATGAATGCACATACTAACTGTCGTGCTGACTGCCCTTGCCCACTTATACAAGATGAATACTAATGTACTCACTATTTGATTTCGCATTCCAACCACCAACTAGAACTGTCTACGTTGTCTCGGAGGAACAACTTGGAAAACTCAAACTCACTCAAAAAGAAAACGAGGTTAAGGAAACCAAAGAGCAAATCCGACAACTTGAAGCTGCGTATGATCGCAGAAAATCAGAACTGGTGGATCTACTGGCCAACCTTGAAACTGAAGTAAAAAAATTAGAACCTTCTAAAGATGGATAACGCAATAGTAACTAGGTTTGGAACACAACCTGTTTACAAAGAAATAGACATCAAAGATCCTGAAGCCGAAGCTAAAAGGAATGATGACTACATGAACAACGAAGTTGATTATGATTCGCTCGAAGAAGCGCTG